CTAAAGCACCAGCAGTTGTACACCAAATAGCATAATCTGTTCCAGCTGTAGCTGATGGCATAGTAATAGAAGTTGCTGAAGCTATAGTTTTAACATCACCATTAACTTCAATGTATAATCCTGTGTTTGTTTCCATTGTAAAAGCACCTGTTTTATCCCAAGCAACAACTGTTGGGTCAATTTTTCTAAACAATCCATAAACTGGAGAAACTACACCTGATGCTAACTTGGCACTAGTAATAGAACCATCAACAAGTTGAGAAGTTCCTACTGAACCACTACCAACTGTTGTTAAAGTAATTGCTCTTTCTGCTAATATAAAATCTATAACATCTGTACCTGTTAAAGCAGAATCAAATACGATTGTACTTCCTGATACTGTGTAAGAACTTTGAGGTGCTTGTATAACACCATTAAGACTAACTGTTAAACTCTCTGCACTAGAAGGTACATAAGCAACAGTATTTAATAATAAGTTATAAGTTGCTGTTGCACTTGTTGTAATAGAATCTAATACTGTTCTATCAGATAAATTCGATATACCTCTACCTATGTAACTCATTCTGTTACCTCCTCTGGAAATTCATATGCTTCTACTTTTTCTACAGTATCTAAACCTGTAGGAGCATCTCTTAATGCTTGTCTATATGTAGCCATAGCACTAGACATTGTTAAATCTGAATTAGCTGTCCAATCTGTTTTAGCTAATAGATAATTTCTTGTTTGTCTTAATTCTTTAATTTTTCTATCGTAAGCACCATTAGTCCAAGCTATTTCTTCAGCATCTCTTAATGTTTCTTCCTCTGCTGTTAAATTAACAACAACCCCATTAATAATTTGATTTCTTGCCATGTTAATTTAATACTCCATATAATGAATAAATGTCTTTTATATTTCCTGTACTTGGTATTAATTTAAGATAGTTAATTACAGCTGTATTTTGTAATTCAAAACTACCATTATAAGTATAAGGGTCACCACCAGCCATATGAGTATAAACAAAATTAATATATTTATATCCTATATAACCTAGAGAGTTTAAAAATATATTTCCACTTCCTCCAACATCTGCCGCACTACTATGTGCCGAGCCTAGTTGTACAGAACCTGTTGCATTTGCTTGTTCTTTTCCAGTACCACCACCACTCAACTGTTGATAAACTTGTGTTTTTCTTGTAGTACCAGTAAAATTACTTCCATTATCATGAGAGAAATATAAACTTACTGTTGCTTCACTAGTTGTCACAGTATTTTTATGACAGATAAGATAAAAATGTTTGTATGTGCTTGTTACTACGGAACTATCAAATACTACTGCTGTAGTTCCAGCACCTGCATCTATTGTACTTAATAAAACCATATTACTTGTACCAGTTACTGTACCTGTAAATGCAAAGGCATCTGCTAGATTAATTCCTTCTGCTTGTATTTTATCTATTGCCATTATTTATCCTCATATTAATTTAAATCCTAAAATTCTTGTACCTTGGTCACCACCATAAGAAGTAGCTGTACCTGAATCATCTGTTGTCATTGTAGCAGCAGCACCTATTACATCACCAACAGCTAAATCTGCTATTACACTAACACTTATACTTAAATGATTTTGTGTATTATTTGTATTAGTATGAGTACTATAAAGATTACTAAGTTTTGTTCCATTAGTACCTTTCCATATCGCTAACATTCCTGAAGATAGATTACCTTCAGCATCATATACATTAATTTGACATTGTAGAAAATATTTTCCATCTTGACCTGAAGGGACTGTAAAAACATTTGATGCAAAAGCACCATCACTATCTATTTCTTCAGTACCAAAAGTTAAGTTTGTATAAGTATTATGACTTAAAGTTTGTTGTCCTGATTCTCTTGCACAAAAAGATGGAGTATTAGTTTGTCCAAATGTACTACCATCAGCTAACTTAGAAGTAGCAATACTTCCTGATAGCATATCGTTAGTAACTGAACCTACAGCTGGTGCTATTGTACCTACACTCTTACCTAAGAATACTGCATACATAACATCAGTACCTGTTGTTGCACTTGTTAGCGTAAGAGTAGTACCTGATACAGTATAAGAACTGTTAGGATTCTGCCTTACATTATTAATGAAAAGAGCAATGTCTTGTGGACTACTGACTGAATATGATAAAGTATAGCCTGTCGTTGCAGAAGTTGTAAAACTCTGCTTCTCTAAAGTCTGATACTTATCAGCTGGTGTGTTACCTATATAAGACAACTTATGAAATCTCCATTATTGAAAGTGATGAATCAATAGTTGCTGAATCACTACAATCAATTTTTAAAACATCAGATGCTTGTAATACAACTTTAGATCCAGTAAGAACTTCTAATGTTCCACCAACTGAAATAGGAGCATTACGAACTGCATAAACTGTTTCATTAGTTTCATGATCGTTTGTACTAGATACAATTTGAACACTAACAGTAATAGCAGATGTATGAACATTACATAATAATAATCCTAAGACTACAGCTGTTTCACCAGATTGTACTGTGTACAATGTTAATGGTGTACCAGCACTTGTTGGCATTGCAGCTTTTGTTTTTATTTTAAATGTATTTGCCATTTTATCCTTTCTAGCCTAAAGCTATTGCTAAAGCTGTAGCATCATCTAATGAAGCTCCAGAACCAGCTATTGTTAAAGTTTCATTACCACCATCACTACCTTCTGTAAAGGTAATATTAGATCCAGCTACTAGTTTACCATTAAGATAACCAGCAGTTGTATCATTACTAGATACTTTAACTAAAACATCTGTTTCAGAAGTTATAGCAACCCAAGCACTACCATTGTAAAACTTCATTAAGTTACTTGTAGTATTATAAAATAAATCTCCTTCATCTAATGATGATACTGGATCACTTGATCCTATGCGATATTGATTAGCAAATGTATTTACATCTACAATATTAGTAGCAACAGTTGTTACATTAGTATCATTATCAGATACTGTAGTTACATTACCAGATATACCAGCAACAGTAGTTACATCTCCTGATATACCAGCTACTGTAGCAATATTTGCAACAACACCTGATGCTCCAAGAATTGCCATATCATCTACTACATCAGAAGTTCCCAGAGTATTCATATCAGAAACTACGTCAGCAGTTCCTAGAACATTCATGTCAACTACAACGTCTGCTGTACCTAAAGTATTCATATCTGCAACCACATCAGCAGTTGCTAAAATATTCATGTCTGATACTACATCAGCAGTACCAAGTAAATTCATAGCAGTTACAGTTCCAGCACTACCTAAAACATTCATGTCGTTAACTACATCAGAAGTACCTAAGATAGCCATATCGGCTACTGCATCAGCAGTACCAAGTCTACCTATCTCTGTAGCTTTATCAGCAACAGCACCAATGTCGGTTGCATCTCCAGCCACAGCAGTTACATCAGAAGCTATTCCACTAACTGTTGTAACTTCAGTATCTATTCCAGCTACAGTTACTATTTCAGCTGCTATTGCAGCAACTGCAGATACATCTGTAATTGATTGATCGAACTCTAAAGCATCACCAGCACTATTAACTGATAGTATTTTGTCAGCTACTAATTCAGGAAAGATTAATCCATAAGCTGTAGAAGTAGTAGAAGATGCTCTTGGTGATAGATTAATATCTACACCTTGTTGTTGCATCATTGCAATAATTTTGTCTAATTCTGTATTTAAAGAATCAATAGGAAATATACCAGTTGTTGCAAAATCAGTAGTTCTTGCTATAGGCAAGTTTCTACTAATAGTATATTTATCATTAACAGTAGCACCACCACCAAGAGTAATAGAACCACCCCCAGTTACACCAGCACCACTTACACTATATTGTGCAGCATTAGCTGGACTAGCAGATAAAGTTAATGTAGTAACAGCACCATCAGATATAGCTGTTTTCTGTACTATTAAGTTAGAATCTGCAAAAAATTCAAATGGAACACTAAACGAAGTTTGAGCAGCAGTTGCTGTATATTGTATTCTAGGTGATACATCTGATATTGTTATTGCCATTTTATCTTAATACATTCTTTTCTAATTTGTCAAATACTGAATCCAAAAACCATACATTTTGAAATGGTACAAGTCTACGCACATTCCGTGCTGTGTGATGGTTGTATTTTCCTGTACCCCACGTCCACATTACATCTGCTATATTAGATAATTGACTAGCAGTTGGACCTAATACATCTGGTATAGGGTTATTTAATATATCTTTATATGTACCATAAGGTTTTTTACCACCTAGTAATGGTCTTAAACCTATTTGATTATTACCTAATCTTTCTATTGCATTATTAATATCAGAAAAAATACCACCTAATCCTGATCTATCAAATCCATCTACAAGTTTATTAGCAAATGGTTTCTTACCATAATCTTTACCAAATTGTTTTTGTCTAAATGCATCTACCATCATACCAGCACCCATTAATAAGAATACACCTTGCATAAAGTTTTGATCTTTTTCTTGTAATCCTCTCATTAACATTCTTTGTGTAGCAGCTGCACCAAATTTTTTAAACTGTGCTATTGCACCACCCATTTCACTATTTGCCCATAATGGTATATCTCCTTTACTTGGAGTAACAATATCTACATTAACTTGTTTACCTAAACCTTGATGATAAATATCAGATGCTTTTAATGCTTCTGGAGTATTATCCCAAGCATCACTATTAGCAACACGCATATGTTTAAAATCATTACCATCTGCTTTTTTAGATATTTTACCATTCTTACCTACACCATGTTTTTGATATTGCTTGTAAATTTCTCTAGCTGTTGCATCATCAATTCCAATACTATTTAATCTAGCTCTATTAAGCTTAGATATTTTTTTACCTAATGCTATTTTTTCTACATTCTCAATAATTCTTGTACCATTATAAAAACCAGCCATAGTTTTTACTGAAGCGTTCCAAGGGTTACTTGCATTAAGAAATGTAAAATAAATATTACCTACTTTACTCATACCTCTTTCCATTTTATTAAACACACCAAAAGCATCTTCCATACCATACATACCCATAGCTCTTGAGCTATCAATCATATCTAATGCTTCACCACCTAATTGTGTTGAGTTTTTAGACATTTTAATTAATTCTTTAGTCATACCACTTTGAAACATTTCTAATTGAACTTGAAAAGTTTTAGTCATTCCATTAATCATAACTAGTCTAGCAGTATCTACTACTTGAGCTATACCAGTAAGCATTGTAGTAGCATTATATAGTTTAACCATTCTAAGACCTCTACTAAAAGTACGATTAGGATTATTTGCTAATCCATAAGTACCTCTAACTAAATGAATACTTGCATCTAAATCTTTAAGATTTGAAAGTTGTTGTTTAGTTAAATAATTTCCAATAGGTAAAGCATCTTCAGTTAAATGTTGATCGTAATATTTACGATAATTACCATTTTTTACTAACATATCATCTGCTATCTGTAGTATTCCTTGTTGATAAGGATTGTCAGGTGACCATCTAGTTCCATATCCCATAGGATCACCAAACACTTTAGTTAATTCAATATCAGGAACTACTTGATTAAAGTAATGTCTTTGTAATAACATTATATCATCTTCCATAAAACCATCTTCCATTAATCTTGCATAATTAATATCTAAATCTCTACCTAAAAACCTACTTGATATTTTAGTTACTTCTCCTATTGCTTCATCTGGCATTTTACTTAAAATGTCATCTATGTTTCTTAATGCTATTGTTGGTTGATACTGCATAAATGAAACAATAATGTCATCTATAATTGCTGGTGTCATTGTAGGTGTTTTACCAGCTATTATATCTAATTCTTCTCTCATAATTTTAATAAAATCTTGAGGACGAGCATCAATAACATCTCTTTTAAATAAAGGATTTATATAATTAGTTTTTAATTGTATTCCTTTTTCTTCAATAATAGCTATTTTAGATTCTAGTTTTCTTTTCTCTACTATTAAATCTGCAAGTCTTTGTACTTTATCTGGATCTTTAACTTTATTTCTTCCTTTAATACTTCCGTCCATTCGTGTAATAGATAATTTAACTTTCTCTAATTCTTGTTTATGCCAAGCAAGAGGTATACCAGAATCTTTATATTCTTTACCTAATGGACCATAAAATAAATCTTGTGTATGTTTAGCTGCTGCTAATACTTCAGGTGGAAATTCTCCATCAGGATTCATTCTAGCTCTAGTTACTTTAGAAGAAAATTCTCTAGGAGATAAAATTCCATATTTTTGTTGACCAGTTCCCATTTTTATATTAACTAATTTTTCTGCCATATTCTGTTCTCGTTTACCAGCATTTTTAAGATATGCATTGTATTCACCCATAATTGCATTATCTACA